GGCCGAGACGGCCTCGTCGCGCTCCTTGAGTGCGGCCTCTCGCTTGGCGTCGAGGGCCCGGACCTCTTCGATGAGGCGGACATCGTCCACCGAGGCGGAGTTGCCAGCCCGAGCAGCATCGCGCTCGGCGGTGAGGTCCGAGATCTCAGTGCGCAGACTGTCCGCCTTTCGGACAAGAGCTGCGCGCTCTTCGGGATTCAACATCAGATCTCCACGGTTTCTGTCTCGAACCAGCATTCAACCCAGGACGTTCGTACGAACGTACCCTCGACCTGATTGTCCAGGTAGCGCTGGAGTTCGATGCCACGCCTTTGCAGGCGCTCACGGATATTATCCACGTTGATGACGAGTGCTGTCAATCCGGCATCCAACACCAAATCGTGGTGGAACATTCGAGTGAGTCGGTTGGCCAGGATCGAGTGAATCGAAATAGCCTCGGCCTCGTTGGTACTCTTGACCATTGACTGCATGATCACGCTGTACCGGTTCAGGGTTGGAGCTTTGAACCCAATCTCGAACGACCGAGGGTCCGGTCGCTTCATTGCCGGGAATACCCCAACACACTGCTGGGGGTCGGTCTGACGCAGTGGCCTTTTGAAAGCCTGCACGCGAGTGTCTACAGGCGAAGCACCGTCGACGAAAGACGGAATCCTGAAGTGCAATAACTCGATAACATTGTTCGGGAACTCGATGTCGCCTTCGGGAATCATGGGATCATGTCCTGAGTGAGCCACGCCGCTAGCGACGAGGTGATGAAGATCATGTCATTCTCGTTCAGTCCAACCACTGGACGAGCGACAGTGTTTGGATTCGAAGATCCAGACTGTGCAGTCTGAATCTTCTTCTGCATCACAGAACTCCCAGCGCCCGGCGGGGGATGCTGAAGGTCTGCACCAAACCCGTTGGGTTTTACGTCCGACGGAGTCCCGACGAGAAAGTTCCTCATCATGCCTGTTCGAACGTTGATCGGATGATCAGGAGGGAAGCCGTACGACGCACGGATCTGCTGCGTTGCCGCAGCGAGAGGGTCCCATGATCCGGAGACTTCATCGCCTTCCGAGTTGAACCGCTGATCGATCCTGTTCCTCACCCACGGATCTACAACTGTGTCAAGGAACGCAGACAGTCCAACTGGACTTGACCTGATCATCAGGGCGTCCAAGACGGCTACAGCTTCGGACGCGTCAGTCTCAATGAGAACAAAGAACGACATCACATCACCCTGTTGCGAGGGTCGCCGTAGTACACAAGCCGATCACGCTCGATGGCATTCTTGGCCTGATTTCCAAACGTGCCATCGTACGCTTCGACGGGAGAGTACTCGTCGCCGAACGATGCAACCGGACCGTTGCTCAATCCAGCGTCTGGGTTTACGGGCTCGCCTCCCGGGAGCTGAATGTCTCCCGTGCGAATCTCTTCCAGGGCCTTGAGTGCAGACTCGACGAGACTCTTGCCGTACTGGTGTAGCTGGTCGTCCTCGCCACCAGCATCCAGGGCCATGATGAGCCTGCCGGTGGCGAGCCACGAATTGATCCTCTTCAGAAGAAGGTACCCAGGCCTCTGCTTGGGAATACTCTCCTGAAGGACCACCGGCGTGACGTACTGCAGCCCGAGGTAGGAATCCATCTCGTCGGCAGCGGCAGTCACGTACTTGCCCGCATCGTTGGGAACTGGAATGTTCCCGAGGATGAGATCTCCCACTTCACAGTACGTCACGCCAGTACCCTTCTAGCTCGACGCCTTGGCGGCAGGCTTGACCGGCGCCTTCGGCTCCTCGTTGGACTTGTCCTTCGACTCGTCCTGCTTGACCGGCTCCTCGGTGGACTCGGACTCGACCGCCGGTGCACCGGAGTACTTCAGTGTGAGCGCCTCCACGTCGGTCGGCACGCCACCCTTCTCCAGGAGAGCGATGTCTTCGTCCGTGACGTACGGCTTGTCGGTCTCGTTGGCGTAGCCACGGTACTCCGGGCTGACCCCGATGTAGCCGTCCACGTCGTTGCCCTCGACTCGGAAGTCACGACCCACGGTGCGGACCACGGTGCGCCCGTCGGGAGTCTCGGTGACCTTCTTGCTCTTTTCCTCGGCCATTGCCGAATCCCTTCTTGAGTAAAGAAGGGCCGGGATTTCTCCCGGCCCTTCTTGTTTCAGCGCTCGGTCCGGGTCACGATCCGCCAGCCGGGCCGACCAACTCGGTCGGTCTGTCCGGCGTAGACCTGGCCGCCGCCCTGCCCGATGGACTTGGCGTTCAGCCCCACCGTCTGGCGGAGCGTCCCGTTCGAGTCTCGGAACTGTCGGCCGGTCGTCTTGAGGACGACCGTGCCATCACTGTTCTTCGTTGCCATCGTCATCACCTCTTCTAGCGATTGGCAGCGAGCACTACGCCGGGATCACCAGGCGTCGTACGTGTAGCTGTACTCCATGTGGGGGAAGATCGGGAAGGCCTTGATGCCGGTGCCGATGTCCAGGCCCCACGGGTCGACGCCGAACTCCTTCTCCCAGGCGTAGAAACCGGAGGTCCAGTTTCCGGCCGGGTGGGGGGAGGTCAGCATCCGGCCCATGCCCAGGCCGGTGTCGTCGAACTCGTTGATGTCGGCCTCGTCCGGCAGGAAGATGATCCTGTTCTCCGGGAGGAACCGGGTGATGCTGGTCGTGGTGCTGCCGACGGCGCGGGTGCGGTAGACCGAGTCGTACTCCTGGAACTTCAGGCCGGTCTGCTGCTCCACGATCGCGACGGTGGCGTTCGGACCCCAGCCGTCGACGACGTAGCGCGGGTCAGCGGTGGCGACGCCACCCGAGCCGTTCGGCACGATCAGGCCGGAACGCTGCGCGAACAGCGAGCTGTTCAGCGTGTTGTTCAGGCCGCGACGCGAGATGAGCGCCCGCGTGATGCGGATGCCGTACGTGTCGTACGCGTGCTGCTGGATCTTGGTGATGTCGCCGATCGGGTCCGAGCTGGTGCTCGTCCACGCCGCACCGAATGCACCCTGGCCGAGCGGGTTGGTGGCCGGAGCCATCGCCTGCTGGGCTGCGGGGCGCTGCCAGTCGATGCCGAACTTGATCCGGCCGTCGTTGTAGGCCAGGACGCCGGTCGAGATGCTCGACATGCTGAGCCACTCGAGCCGGTTGTCCAGTCGACGCCGACGGTTCACGGTGTCACGCGCAATCCGAGCGTTGAAGTCCGCCACCATCGAGTTCACGGTCAGCGGGAGGTTCTGCGTGTCGCGCATCTCCTCCATGACTCGCAGCCACTCGCGGTACCGACTGACGTCCGAGGCCACGTAGTGGTCCTTGATCGCCCAGTCGAGAACGGACGCCCGTGCCTCGCCGCCGAAGATGTCGTCCTTCTGGGACAGCTCGGACTCGGCGTCCTCGGCGCGGGCCGGGGCCAGGCCGGACGAGATCCCGCGAGCGTACTCGAAGATCACGTCGTCAGTCGGAACGTCCATCCACGGGAAGAGCTGCAGACCGATGTGCGACTCCGGGGGGACGATCTCCCGGACGACACCGAGGTGCGTCTCCTGTCGGATGATCCGGTCGCGCCCGATCGGCGAGGCGTGCTGGCCGGAAGGCCCGCCCCGACCGGCTGCCGAACCAGCCAGTGCGTTGGTGTTCATGCTTGCCTTCCTGCTTCGTTGTTGTAGCGAACCGGCCTCATGGTCAGGCCCACTTGATGTCGAGCCGACCACCGTTGGTTGCGTTCGACCGAGGCGCCATGGCCAGGGCCGTTGCGTTGGCCAACGGGATCAGGACGCCCGCTGCGTTCATCTCGAAGCACCAGCTCTGGACCGCGGTGCACTCGTAGGCCACCGCGACCTCGACGTCGTGCTCCATGAGCTGCCACGGGAGGAACGTGTCGAGCAGGCCCACCAGGTTGGCTGCCGTCTGCCGACCGTCTGCCGCACCTGCCACGCCGGGCGTGGTGGTGGTGATCGCAGCGCCGGGCGTGGAGCCCGTCAGGCTGCCGGTCTGCACCGACAGGGTCGGAGCGTCGCCGATCAGGTTCCCGTAGTACGTGAAGGTCAGAGGAGTGGCCGGGAAGGCGCCTCCACCGACGAGCACATCACCGGGGACGACGTTGCTCAGGGCTTCCAGTGCAGCCTGAACAACGGCCGCCGAGGCGTTGTAGGCCAGCGCGGTGGTGACCTGTCCGTTGAAGGTCAGGGTGTAGGTACCGCCGGACACCGTGCCGGAGGCCGTCAGGGTCTGAACCTCAGCGGTGCCGGACGCCTGGTACGGGCCAATCTTGCCAGCGTCCGGACCGG